TTAAGTAAATATGCAAATAGATTTAATACTTTATATTTAGAGTTAATTAAACTTAATTTAAATTGTAAATCTAATTTTAAATATATTCCAGATGAATATAAATATAATACTACTATTGAAGAAAGATATGAATTAATAAAAGGATTAATGGATACTGATGGATACATTAGTGAAGACTCTTCTATGAGTTTCTCAAATATATCTGAAAAATTAGTAAAGGATATGCAGGAAGTTCTATATTCATTAGGTATATCCTCAGTATTTAGAAAAAGAAAAGATGGTCTGTTTATTATTTATATAAACACAAATAAGAATATTTTTAAACTTGATAGAAAATTATTAAGATTAAATAAAGATAAAGTAAATAGAAAATTTATTCCTATAGTTAGTATAAAAAAATTAGATTATCAAGAGAATTCTTCTTGTATTTTAATAGATTCTAAAGATCACTTATATCTTACCAGAGATTATATAGTAACTCACAATTCTTTTAAAAATGCTTCAATATTTACTAAGAATTTCTTTCATATACCTAATTCATATACTATGTTTATAGCATATGAAAAGAAATACTTATTTCCAGGAAGTAAAACAGTATTTGGTAAAGCATTAAGTATTATTAATTTTATTAATAGTCATACTGCATTTAGTCAACCTTCAGATGAGATAGCTAAACAAAATCATATAAGAGCTTCATATATAGAATATGATGGTAGTGGTAAAAAAATGTCTAAAGGTTTTATGTCAGAAGGTGAAGCTATATCATTTAAAGATAACCCTGATTCTGGTAGAGGAGCTGATGCATATGATATCTTTGGTGAAGAGGTAGGAGCATGGGGTACTCCAGGAGGATTAAAAGAAACACTACAATCTATGAGATCTTCTTCTGAAGCTGGTATTTATAAAACTGGTTTAATTACTTTTTATGGTACATCAGGAGATGTATTAGGAAGTACAGCAGATTTTAATGATTTATTTAATAGACCACAGGCAAGTAATTTTATGGCTTTCTATGATATTTGGGGGGATATAAAAGAGAAAACTGAGGGTCTGTTTATGCCTAAACAATTAAATTTGGAAGGATTTCAAAATGCTGATGGAGTATCTGATATTATAGGTGCAAGAAAAGCTGAAGTAGAAATAAGAGAAGAATTAATTAAGAAGGGAGCTACAAGTGCTGAAATAAGAAGAAGAATGCTTGAAGAACCTTTAAATTCAGGAGAAGCTTTTTCAATCATTTCATTTAATAATTTTCCTATAGTTGAATTAGAAAATAGAAGAAAATTAATAACAGTTAATAATCAATATAGATCAAAGGCTATACCTGTTGAGATGTTTTATGATTCAGGTGAATTAAAAGTTGAACCTATTTTGAAATTTAAACATGATCCTATCTGGTCTTTTAAGGATAAGACTTTTGACACTGAAGGATGTATTTTAATATATCATCAACCTAATCCAAATTATTTAAAGAATAGTTATGCAATTGGTTATGATCCTTATAGACAAGATAAAGGAGATTCAAATGGTTCAATAGTTGTTATTGATAAATTAACAAGAAGATTAGCAGCTAAATATATAGGAAGAAGAGAAGATCCTGAAGCAGTTGATAAAATAGCAGAAATGTTATGTGATTATTATAATTCAAGATTAATGTTTGAAAATGAAGTAACATCAGTAAAGAATTATTTTAAGAAAATAAGAAGATTACATTTGTTAGCTTTTCAACCAGACTATGTTATAACTAAAGAAATTAAAAGATCAACAGTAAAAAGAATATTTGGATGTCATATGACAGAATCATTAAAAGATGCTGGAGAAAGATATACAAAAGAATGGTTCTTAGATGTTATAGATTTTGATGAAGATAGTAAACCAATTACAGTTATAGATACTTTATGGGATTTAGAACTTATAGAAGAAGCTATAGCTTATTATAGAAAAGGAAATTTTGATACAATATCTGCTTTGTTTATGGCTCTATTTGATATGCAGGAAACTTTATTATCTAAAAGAAGAGATGATGAAGATGAAGAATCAAGTGCAGCTCAATTAATGAAACAGTATCATGCTATGATAAAAAATTAAAAAAAATTAAAATGAAGAAAACAAGATTAACAACTTTTGAGAAAGAATCCAATGATTTTCAATGGTATAAAGATAAAGCAAGAGAGACAAATTCAAATTTTGTAACAACAGAAGATGATAATTTAAGATTGAAAGTCTTTTTTGATTTATATAATAATATTATAGATGAAGAGGATTATAATGAAGTCTGTAAACCATTAAATGGAGCTATTGGAAAAATACCTGGAAAGATTAGAAATGTAGATATTTTTTCAAGAAAAATAAAAGCTACACAAGGTATTGTTTTAAAAAGAAAATTTAAGTTTAGAGTTATTGCAACAAATCCAGAAGCAACTACAAGAAAAGAGCTTGAATATTTTGACAGAATAAAACAATATGCTTTTGAAGAAAGTACAAAAACTATCAGAGCAAAACTTGAGGAACAGTATTTAACAGAGTTAAATGGTAAAGAACCCTCAAATGAAGAGAAAGCTAAAATAATGGAAAATATTGAAAAAGAAATAGCATCTAAATCCCCTGATTATGTTAAGATGTATATGGAAAGAAAATATCAAGATCCTGTTGAAGAATTGACTAATGATTTACTAAAGTATTATATTAAATATTTAGGATTAGAGGAAAAGTTTAATAAAGGATGGAAATATGCAGCTTTATCAGCTAAAGAAATGTATGCTATACTTATATTTAATAATGAACCATATGTAATAAATATTAATCCTTTAAATATTAAGGAAGTAATATTTACAGAAAGTAGAAAGATAGAGGAAGCTGAAAGAGTTGTTGTAGAATATCCCATGACTAAAAATCAAATTTTTAGTTTTTTTGGAGAATATTTAAATGAAGAACAAGCTAAAATATTAGAAGAATTATCTATTTCAGGAAATGTTTCTGATTATGCTTTTTGGAATAATACTTCAATAAATAATGGAATTTATAAAGTTACTCATTATGTATTCAGAGATTTAACAAAGACAGGATTTCTGAAATATTATGATGAAAATGGAGAGATACAGGAAACAATTGTAAATGATGAATATGAAACTAATGAAAAATTAGGTGATATTGAATTAACTTGGAGATGGACACCTGAATATTATGAAGTTTGGGAACTTCCTGAAGAAATTTTTGTAGGAGCTGGTCCAGTTAAAGGTCAGATTATTGATATTTATGATATTTATAATCCAAAGAATTGTTATGTAGGTGCATTTTATGATGATGATAATTCTGAACCTACATCTTTAGCAAGTAGATTATTTGATTTTCAGGTTTATTATAATAAGTTAATATATAAAGTTGATAAATTAATAGAATCAGATAAAGGAAAGAAGTTTTTTATGAATATAAATGCTATTCCAAATACAAATGGATTAGATTTATCTAAGTTTCAATACTTCTTTGAGACAAGTCCTTATGTTTATTATGATCCAGCTGAAGAAGGTAATGTAAATGCTGATACTGCTGGTAAAGTAATAGATATGAGTTTAGCATCTCAGATAAATACTTATATAGAAGCTGCTGAATATATTAGACAACAAGCTGGAGCATCTACTGGAATAACAGATGCTCTTGAAGGACAAATAGCAGCTAATGAAGCTGTTACAAATAGTCAGCAAAATATCATGCAAAGTTCATTAATACTTGAACCTTATTTTTTCTTACATGATAATATTCAAAAACAAGTATTAGAAAGATTAATAGAGATACTTAAAATATGTTTTAAAAGTAAACCTAATAATTTTAAATTAAGTTTTATACTTGATGATTTATCAGTAAAAATGTTAGATGTTGATGTAGAGTTGTTTTCAAATTCAACATTTGGTTTATTTGTTGAAAATGAAAAAAATATAGAAGAATTACAAAATTATATTAAGACAGCTGCTCAAACTACATTACCTACAGGTTTAATGAAATTATCTGATTTAATTACTATTGTTAAGAATGATAGTATAATAGAGATAGAAGAGAAAATAAAATTATCAGAAGCTAAAGCTGAAGAGAGAGAGCAGGCTAAAGCAAAAGCAATGGAAGAAGCACAACAAAAAATGATGGAATCTCAAAAAGAAATGGAAGAAATTAAACATAAGAATAAAATGGAAGAGATTAGAGTTAAAGGAGAAGAAGATAGAAAAACAGGATTACTTACAGGTTCTTTAGTTGGTGCATCATATAATCCAGAACAAGATAAAGATAATGATGGTGTAAATGATTTTCTTGAGATAACTAAAAATATAGCAGATGGAGAAATTAGGAAAGAGGAATTAACTTTAGCTAAAGAAGAATTTAAACATAAAAGAGATAAAGAGAATAAAGAATTAGAATTAAAAGAGAAAGAAATTAATATTAAAAAGAATACTAAAAGTAAATAAAAGCTATTAGAAAATTATATTATTTTTTAAAAAATAATTTAAAGATTATAAATTTTATTTTTTAATTTTGTTAAAAATTTAAATATGGCAGAAAATATAAATGATTTTGCAGGTTGGGATGACACAGATTTTTTTGAAGAGGCTGTAACTATTGAAGATACTAATACAGATACTTCTGAAGAAGAAAAAGAAAAGACTCCTGTTAAAGATGAGGATAAAAATAAAGATGAGTCTAAAGAAAAAGACACTGATTGGAGTTTTAACAGTGAAGAAGATCCTTCTGAAAAAGACAATAAATCAGGTTCTATAAAAAATGTATTATCTTTTATGAAATCTTCTTCTTTTATAAATGAAGAAACTGATATTGATTCATTAGATGAAGAAGAAGCAACTGAAGTTTTTGAAGAAACTATTGAAGGATTAGTTGAAAATAAATTAAATAGTATTTTTAAAGATCTTCCTGAAGATTTAAAAAGTATTAATAAGATTGCTATAAATGGGGGAGATTATAGAAAACTATTTAATGTATCTAATAGTAATATAGATATTGATTCTTTAGATATGGAAAAAGAAGAGGATCAAATTAAAATGATGAAGTTTTCTTTAAAAAATAAGAAATATTCTGATTCATATATTGATACTCAAATTGATTTCCTTAAAAGTTCAGAGAAATTAAGAGAAGCAGCTGAGGAAGAATTTAATAGATATACTGAAGATAATAAAACTTTTATAGCAAATCAAGTAAAAGAGGCAGAAGCAAATAAAAAGAAAATTAAAGATTTATTAAAGAATGAAAGAGAGTCTTTTAAGAATATTATCTTTAATGAAAAGAAAGAAGTAGGAAGTTTAAAAATACCTAAAGAAAGAGAAAAGTTATTAGATTATTTAACAAGCAGAGATATTGTGTTTAATAATACAAATATAACAAAAGCTCAAAAAGATATTTTTGAAATATTAAAAAATCCAGAACAGTTAATTCAACTATCTATATTATTATCTAATAGAGATAAAGAGGGTAATTTTAATTTTGATTTTTTAGAAAGAACTATAAAAAGTAAAAAAGTAGAAAATTTAAGAAATGAACATAATGTATTTAAAACATCAGCTATAGGAAGCTCACACACTAAATCATTAGCTGATTATTTTGATTAATTTATAATTTAAAAAATTTTATTAGATGGCAACATTAATGAACAATAGGATTCAATACAAGCAAATGAAAAGGCTGGCTAATATGACAGAGTTAAATCACTTGGGATTAGCTTTGGTAGCTAAACCTGAGATTTTTATGCCTGTTATGGATCAGCTTTTTTCTGCAAAAAACCTCTATTCTGATAACCCTTTAAGTTCTCTTTTAATGGGAACTAAATTAGGAGAAAAGACAATAGGTACTACAGAATGGGAATGGGAATTAAAAGGTGCAACAGATAAACCTTTAGTTCTTACAGGATTAGTAGATCCCAATAACCTTAAACCAGGTTATGGAAGACAAACATTCCAAATTAAAAGTGATGAAAACATTTTCCTTCCTGGTGATGAAATCTCACCTGGAACATCCTCTAATAAGTATCTATCAAGAATACAAGATAATGTTCAAAGAAAAGGTGATGAATTTATTTATACACTTAGACTTTTAGATGATAGATTTGAAGCTTATGTTCCACAAGAACTTTTAAAAGCTGGTAAAAAATGGGGTAAGTTCTTTAGTGGATATGAAGAAGGAGCAGTTCAGTCTGGTTCTACTCAATTTGGTAACTCTATTATGTTGAGAAACAGACTTGGAAAACTAAGAAAAGAATGGTCTGTAACTGATTATGCTTCAACAGAAGTGCTTGCTGTAGAAGTTGTAGATAGTAATGGTAAAGCACATAAATCTTGGGTATCTTATGCTGAAGTTGAAATTTATTCTCAATGGTATAGAGAAATAGAAAGAGCTTTATGGTATTCAGTTCCAACTGAAACTGTTATGGGTTCAACAGGAAGACCTGTTAGAGGATTTCCAGGTATTCAAAAACAGATTCAGGATGATGGACATACTGGTAGAATATCTATGCTATCTGCTAAATATATAGAAGAATATTTAATGGATATTTTCTATGGTAGAGTAAAACCAGGGAAAGGAAGAAATGTAAAAGGTTATTCAGGAGAATATGGAATGCTTAATTTCCATAGAGCTATCCAGGATTGGACAGAAAAATCTTCTTTTGTAAAAAATATTGAAGTATTTACTAATAAAGTAAATAGTGATTTAAATAAAAATGCTTTAGAAACAGGTTATCAATTTGTTAAATATCATATGGCAAATGGTAGTTCTTTAGAATTGATTCATAATCCTCTCTATGATGATAGAAATATTCATTTTGAGATTGATGATATAACAGGATTTCCAAAAGAATCACAAAGAATTACTTTCCTTGATTTTACAGGAGATGCAAGTACTGGTAATATTCAGATAATTAAGAAAAAAGGTGGTGATTTTCTTACCTATGTAAATGGTAATTATGGACCAACTGGACCAAATAGAGGTGGTTCTGCTGCTCATGCCAGAGATGGTTATGAAATGCATTTAGGTACTAATATAGGTTTACATATTCAAGATGTTACTAAATGTGGAGAAATATTAATTGAAAGAAATTAAACTTACTATAAGTGGTATCTCTCCTTGAAGAAGGAGAGAGAATTTCTTAATAAAAAAATTTTTAAAGAGTATGCAAATAATAATTAAACCAATTAAAAGAGAAAAATGGCATGGTAAATCTGGAAAAGAGTCTTTTACAAGACCTTCACTATTGAATGCTTTAGTAGATTCAGAAAAGATGGAATATTGTACAGGTTTAAATTATCAGGATAAAACATTTAAGGATTTAGATAATCCTGATGTAATGATAACTGAAGCTGAATATTATTCTAAACTTTTAAAACAAGACTTAAGTAACAGATTTAATCCTAATATTCCACATCCATTTTGGGATAGCAGAACTGCAACAGTTAAATTAGAAAATAATACAATGATATTTAATACTTCAAATCCATTAGAATTTATTAAATTTAAAATTTGTAAATCTTCAAAATTTGTTGCTAATTCTTTAAAAGAATATGAAGAAGGCTTATTTCCTTACGCTACTCATTATATTTTTGATGAACTTGAAGAAGTAGAAAAATTAGCTACTAAAACAGAACAAAAGAATAAAGCAACTGTAGAATGTTCTTTATTATCAAGAGAAAGAAAATTACAACTATTATTGATAGTAGGTAATAAAGATTTATCATCTAAATCAGATAATTTTATTATTGTTGAAATAGATAAATTAATTTCAGAAAATCCAAAAGAAATACTTGATTTCTTACAAAAAGATAAAGAAGATGTTGGAAATCTTTATTTAATTAAGAAAGCTATTGAAGATAATATTATAAAAAAACAAGGACATAAAATAACTTATTTTGAGAGTGTAATAGGTACTGATATAGAAAGTGCAGCTGATTATATTAGTAAAGATGAAAATCAAGATTTAAAACTAAGAATATTATCTCAAGTAAAAAATTAAGATATGACAACAAAAGAGATGCACTATGATTTTAAATTAAAATTAAATAAATTGGATTCTCAGAATAAAAGAAATTTTGAAGTTCCTGAAATTGATTTTATTTTAAATCAAGCTGCTGAAATTTTTGTTAAAATAGTAGCACAACCAAGATACAAAAATTTATTAGGTTTTGAAACCTCTCAAAGAAATATTGATGATATAAGAACACTTGTTATAACACCTGATTATACAAAAAATTCAGGTGATGGTATTATAACAGTAATTGATAATATTGTAACTTTACCCTCAAATTATATGTTTTATTTAAGGAGTAGAGTTAAAATGAAAAAAGATAAATGTAATACGAGATTATGTACTGTTTTTATTAGACAACATGATGATTTATTTGAAGAATCTGAGTTTCATAAAAGTAGTTTTGAATGGAAATTTGTTAATGCTTTATTTGTTAAAGAAGGTATAAGATTATTTCCAGATGGAATAATAAATCTAATGTATTTATCATATATAAAGAAATTAGACTATTTCCATAATGCAGAAGATTTCAGTATAAATGGATATAAAAACTTTAATAATATTGTTGTAACTGGTCAGAAAAATTGTGAGCTTCCAGATCAGACACACAATGAGATAGTAGATATTGCAGTTATGTTGGCTTCTGGTGCTATTAATGCTCCAGATTTTAATCTGAAGCAATATTCAATGAATTTAAATCAATTAATTTAAAAAATTATTTTTCAAAATGGGAAGAAATAATGATGTATTTGGAATTTTGGTTGTTAATGATGATACTGCAATGTTAGCTAAAGATAAAACATATGCAGACTTACAACCAGAGCAAATTTCAGTTTTTAATAAAGCTACAGGTTTAACAGTAGATGGAACTGCTTCTATAGATGAATTTTTCTTAGCTTTAGGATTAGGTACTGATACACTTGAAGATGTACAGAATTCTATTACTCCAATAAAAACTAAGAAAATTCAGAATGTAACTTTAACTAATTCTTCTACTGGTCAAAATATGATAGTAAGAATTAAAGACTACAAAGCAAGATGTCAAACTGAATATGGATTAAGAATAGAAATTCAAAACGAAGCTATATTTAAGTTTCAAGGAAATAATCAATTCTCAAAAGCTTATATTGTAAACACAAATTGTTGTGAAGATAGTTGTGCATCTCCAGATGGAGAATGCAATGAAATAACTCTTAAGTTATATAATGAGTTATTGAATAATGAATGGTTTGATGTTTATCCAATAGCAGCTCAGGCATTAACAGCTGTAACTCATAGAACATCTGTAAACTATGCTCAAAATGCAAGAATGACAAAAGCTGATGTAGAAGCTCTTATTGAATTTAATAAGACAGCTGATGAAAAAGATAAAGTATGTACTTGGTTAGAACTTGAGTCTAATCCAATAGCTATTAAAAATTTCTGTAATTATAGTACAAATTATATATCTCTTAAAGGCACTACTTTAAAAGTTTCTTTGATTGCAGGTATGGAATGTAATGGTACTGTAACAGTTGTACAGG